GTCTGGGATGACAGTTATGAGACGTGAAGTTCATTTGGCTTATCCTGCTAGACGATCCATGTATTCCGATTGGATTCAGTGGATGGAGTTCAGGAAGGCTGAACTGCGAGTTGAGTTTGATACGACTAACAGGTTCATTCATTGGCGACATCCTGAAGCAGTATCGTTCCAAGCCCATCCACAGGGCGAGGCCGATGTTGCCTTGTTTAGGAGTTTGATCAATCAGTTTGAGATTGTGCCAGGTCAAGAGTTCCCACCTATTGTGGTGAACTAGTATTGAGACACTATGGCAATCACCAACGGCTATACCACACGCAATCAAATCAAAGCAGCCTTGCGCATTGGCACGGCTGACACCATTGACGACGAGCTAATTGATAACTGTGCTGGTGCTGCGTCTCGTCTCATTGATGGTTATTGCAATCGCAAGTTTTGGGCTGTTGGGTCTGCGACTGCCCGTGTGTTCCAGGCTGAGGATTCGTTTTACTGTTCAATAGATGACATCTCTGGAACTGCGATTACTTTGCAAACTTCAACCAATGCTGATGGTGTATTCGATACAACTTGGACTCCAACAGATTGGCAGTTGGAACCATTGAACGGTGATCTTGATGGCATCACTTGGGCATACGACAAGATTCGTGCAGTCGGTGACTATCTGTTCCCAACTGTGAATGCCAATTATGGTTCGCAAGCGTTGGTGAAGGTGACAGCAAACTTTGGTTGGCCTGCGATACCTGAGCCGGTAACTCAGGCAACAATCATTCAGGCTTCAAGATTGTTCAAACGATATGACAGTCCGTTGGGTGTCGCAGGTTTCGGTGACATGGGTGCTATCAGGGTGAGCCGTGCGCTCGATCCTGATGTGGCACAACTCGTCGAGCCGTACCGGCGCATGCGTCTATTCGCATGAGTTCAGTAACTACCGTCTCCCAGATCAAAACTGGTTTGGCTGCGAACCTCGCAACCGTGTCAGGGTTAAGGGCTTACGCCTATCAGCCTGACAATGTGAACACCCCGTTTGCTTGGCCGTTGCTGGATTCAATTCAGTACAACGGGGCTATGGGTGGGGGTTTGATTACCCACAAGTTCACGATCAGTGTTGTGGTTGGTCGTTCGGCTGAGCGTACTGCACAGACTTTGTTGGATGGCTATCTGTCATACAAGGGTGCTACTTCGATTCGTCAGGCGATTGAGTCGGATCGTACTTTGGGTGGGGTTGTGCAAGATTTGATTGTTGAGTCAGCAAACAACATCTCTACCCTTGAAGCAAATGACGCTACTTATTTGGCGATTGACTTCGTTGTCACGGTGTATGCCTGACCCCTTGCCGTAGGTTGCTTGTGGCGTGTAGTGTTATGCAATCGGCTCAGCCGAGCAGAATCCCAACTCGATAGCCGATAAGGCAGGAGCATAATCATGGCAAAGCAAGTTCTTACAAATGTGGCAGTGACCTTCGGTACTGCTGCAACAGACATTAGTTCATACGTCACAAGCATCACTCTGTCGACGACAGCTGCTGAAGTTGTGACTTCGGCAATGGGGTCTTCAGCCATGACCCGTATTCAAGGCATGATTGACAACTCGGTCACGCTTGAATTGCAACAGGATTACCCAACGATTGAGAAACTGTTCTGGGATGCATTCACTGCTGGAAGTGCTGTTGCTATGACAGTCAAGCCAAACGGTACTGCTGCTGCTTCGTCAACGAATCCAAGTTACGCATTCAGCGTCTTGCCTACTTCGTGGACACCAGTGAATGGTGCTATCGGTGACTTAGCCACAGTGTCAATCACCTATCCAATCTCTGGTGCAATCACCAAGACTGGCACAAACGCATAGTTTCTAAGTAAATCCAATCCCTTACCTGCGGAGGTAGAGAATGAAAATAGCACTCAGTTTGACTAGTGCATTAGATAGCAAACAACGCACAATCGTTGCTGCATTTCCCGACTTCATTGCGTTTGAAAATAAATACAATCGCAGTGTTGCCAAGTTTGAAGCAGAACTAACCTTGACCGATCTTGCATACCTTGGATGGCATGCAGAGAAACGGTTGAAGAAGACTGGTTTGGACTTTGAATCATGGTGTGAAGAGATTGAAGCACTCGAAGTGGGAGACAGCGCAGAAGCAGTGATCGTCCCTTTGGAGACAAGTCAGCACACTGGGTAATTTCCTATCTCGCTTGCGAGACTGGAATATCGCCGAGTTCACTGCTGGCAGAAGAACCACGAATGCTGTTCACAATGTTGGCGTACCTTCGATGGAGAGCCATACATCTAGGCAAGTAGTATCGGTTGCATGGCCGTCTCTAATCCAGGTACAAGTCGTTCAGGGACATTCCGTTCAAACATTCAAAATGATTCACCAGTTCAAGCACCGGTACAGATTCTTGGCATTACAGAATATCTTCGAGCTGCTGCTAAGCAATACCCTGAGTTCAACAAAGAGGCACGAAAAGCAGCTAAAGAAGTTGCAGCATTACTCGTTGTAGCAGCCAAGTTTGAGGCAGCTTCGGTGACACGTAATCGTCAAGCTATGGAAGTCATGAAAGGCATGATCGCAACCAGTGACCGTGTACCGACAATCAAACTGCAAGAAAACTCCATATTCCAATCTCGTTCACGCAAGTTCAGTTCGTCCTACAACATCAAGTCCCATCGAAGGGTTAAGCGTAAAGTGACCAGAGGTGATGTGTTCTTTGGTGCCGAGTTCGGTGGAGGTTCACACGGGTCAGGAAACTTGACTTCGGCTGGGGCTAAGTCTCGGGCTGGGACTGAGATGTTCCGTAAGGGTGGGGGTAGGACTACACAGTTTCTTCGCCATCGTGGGCAGTCTGGTTACTTCTTTTGGCCTAGTGTCCGTAAGCATAAAGCCGATATTGCTGATGCGTATCTGTCTGCAATGCAAAGGGTGTTGGATGGGCTTGAGGGTAAGACCAAATTAAATCCTTGACTTCGGCTGGTGGTTCGCTACCCTGTAGGTAGGGAGGCGTTCATGGTTGTCTATTTTGATTCGGTCAAGTCTGTTCAGCCGAAGCCGTTTGCCTCTAATTGGGATGACCTCAAGGAACGGTTGATGCACCATGAAGAGAATGCACACAAGTCTGACGGTTCGTTATGGTCGCCTGTTGAGTATCACCAAGGTAGGACTAGAGGTAATACTGCTGTTCGGTTCATTGAAGCGTTGGTGGTTGACATGGACGGTGAATCATTCGCCAACGCCAATCTAGACGGCTACGAGTATCTTGCCTACTCCACCTACTCGCATCGACTGGATGATCCTCACTATCACTTAGTTCTGCCATTGGCTGAGCGTGTACCAGCAGGACTATGGCGAGCAGTATGGGGTGAGTTGCATGAACGGCTCAACCTGCAAGGCGACCCTGCAACCAAAGACCCTGCACGTATCTTCTACCTTCCACAACATGCACCCGATCAACCTTGGGAGTTCCACGAACAATCAGGCAAGTTCATTGACACAGACTTTGAATACGAACCTGCACCCAACCCAACCCCAGCGTCACCACGTCAATCAGCTCAACCTCGACGCAGACGAACTGTTGGTGTTGAGATGGATGATGCTTGGTGGGATTCTGCGAAACCAATGACACAGTATTCACATCTCGAAGGTCATGCGTTGTGGAAGACAATGGCAGATGATTTCCGTGTGATGGTTGCCGAGTACCGAGAAGCCGTGCGCTTGGGCAGTCAAGATGTAATCTAGAATTGTCGCATGGCTGGCGAACGCACATTTGTTGTCAAGTTTATTTCCGATGTTCAGGGTGCGCTTAAAGGCATTAAGAGAGTTGGCGATGATCTAGGGGGAATGGGGAGCAAACTCACTTCTGTTCTTCCGTCCTTCAAGACTATGGCTGTGGCAGGTGTAGCAGCCTTTGGTGCTGTCTCTGCTGCATCGTTCAAGTTGGTCAGCATGGCATCCAACTTGGAAGAATCACAATCCAAGGTCAATGTTGTGTTTGGTTCTTCAGCAAAGATTGTCAACGATTTTGCTGAAACTTCTGCCAGGTCGTTTGGTATCACGAAGCAAGCTGCGCTAGAGGCCACAGGTACATTCGGAAACTTGTTGCAGGCATTCGGTACCGGTAAAGATCAAGCAGCCAAAATGTCAACGACTTTGATTGGGCTAGCTGCTGACTTAGCCTCATTCAATAACACTGGCATTGATGATGCGATCCAAGCATTGCGTTCAGGTTTGTCTGGTGAGACTGAACCGTTGAAACGATTTGGTGTTGCAATCAATGACACAAGGTTGAAACAAGAGGCAATGACTCTTGGGTTGTATGACGGTAAAGGCGCATTGGATATTAATGCAAAGACTCAAGCAGCCTATGCATTGATTCTTAAAGATACAGGTTTAGCGCAAGGCGACTTTGCTCGAACGTCTGATGGGTTTGCTAACCAGATGCGTATCTTGAAGGCTTCGCTGACAGATGCTGCAACGGAACTTGGTCTGGTCTTATTGCCTTATTTCAAAACATTTGTGAAGTTCATTAACGACAACATTGTTCCTGGTGTATTGGCGTTCGCTGACACGATTGGTGAGAAAGGTCTTGTGTCTGCGTTGGCTGCTGGTGTGGCTGCGATGGGGGAGTTCGGTATCACTACCGTCAACGTCCTCGAAGGTTCGTATGTTGCATTGCTCAACTTCACACACGATCTATCTAAGACTGTACGTATTTTGGCTGATGCTGCTGCACTTGGGTTTGGTTTGCAAGGCAACATTGTTGGTGCTGGTAAATCGTTGGCTGTTGCTGTGGCGATGTCTAAAGTGCAGGATGCAACGAATGCAGCGTTGTCTGGTGCCGGTGCAATGTTTGATGGTTTCCGTGCGAAGGTTTATGCTGCACAGTTGCAGATTGCTCAAATGGGCAAACCACCAAAGGATGTTTCTGACTCGTTGGATCGTATGGGTCAATCAACTAGATCGGCAACTAACGCAGTCACAGCCTTTGTCCCTGTGGTCAAAGCATTAGGCACAGGAAGTGGTGGTGCAGCTAAGAACGTGAAGGATGCTACAGACAAGTTGAAGGCATATACGGATGCGTTGAAGACATCCAACTCTGCACAGAAGGCGTTCACTG